TGAACGTCTCGCACATGCGGTCATGGCCTGCGCGGGAATCTTCGCTTGCTTCATCTTGAGCGACGAAAGCCCCTTGCCTAGTCCCTGGCTCAGAATCAGGAAACCACTCAAACACGAATGTTTCCGCATACCGCCCGCCGTACATGCTGGACGACTCGCGGTTGATCGTGCTTACTCGGAAATGCTTTCCTTCGTGCTGAACGAAGTCCTCTGCTATTCGATCAACCATTGCTGCCTCCCACGCTATCAGCAGCGTTGCTGGAGCCTTTTACGTGCTCCGCTTGCTCGCGTTTCCAGTCGTACCAAGATGGATTGTTGAACCCTGGCAGAACAGTACTTTGCCAGCCGCATGAGCATGTGGCCTGAGAGAAGATTTGCCAGCCGTTGCTGGTCGTAGCTTCTACTATTTCATGTTTCATCATGCCTCCTTGCCAGCTTCAGCAGCGTTGGGAGAGGATTGTGGCTTCGCTGCCTGGTTCAGAGGATCACTGGCGGCCATTTCAGCATCAATTTCCATGGCAGCATCAATCGCTTGTCGCCGTGTACGGAACGCCTGGCCTTCGCCGGAAATCACGTCAAACAGGCCGTCATCGCTCTCTTTCATGAGTTGGTGCATGCCTTCGTCAATGGTGCAGATGAAAGCCTTGCAGTCGAGGACGTAATCCAGCCGCTCCGCATCCCGGCTATCCGCCTGTACGGGTGCTGCTTGGGCAGCGGCAATTGCGGCAGAGACTTGGCGCTCAACCTCCTTATCCACCCATTGGAAAAGGGCGTCGTATGTCGGCTCTACATCTTCCTGCTTGTTGACACAGTGGTAAGCGTCGGCAAGCTTCCGGAACTCTTCACAGTCAACGCTCTCGACCCGGTACGCTACTGGCTGCTGCGCAGTGGTAGGTGTACGAAGACGATCAGGCGCGTGCTGCTCCAGATACTGAGTACCAAGCAATGCCATCAGCGCTGCCTGATCTGCATTCTGTGGCAGCGGTACTTCATCCTTTGCTGGCTGTGCTGCGGCAGCGGCAAGGATGGCGCGGGCAACGTCACCGGCTTCAGCAGCGCTCTCGATCACGATGGCCGTAGTGCCTTTCCAGTCGATGGTCTGAGTGCCCTGAACTTCCTTGATGACTTCCCATGCCATCAGATCAGGCATCACCACAGCAGAGCCTGCGGAAGAGGTGCGGTCGGCGAGCTTTGCCACGAATAAATCGAAGCATTTCGCGTCCACTTGCTCCAGCGTGATTGGCGTCGTTTGATCGTGCGCCCAAACTGCCGCTTCATCGTGCGCGGCGGTCAACAGTTCTGCTTTTTCTTTGTCGGTCAGTGTGTTCATATTATTCCTGGTGGGTGTGGGCGGTTAGGTAGCGGAGCCGATCGATTCCAGATCGTCCACAGATACGCCGTGCGCGGCGGCGAAGTCCTCATCGAGTTGCTGAAGCTGGTTCTGACCATCCAGCGCTTCCATGACTTCGGCGACACTTGGTAGGCCGCTCGCCCCAACCACGCCGACTACTTCTACTGCACCGCATTTCAGGTCGGCATCGACCACAAGACTGATCGGCAGCATGACGGTTACGGTGATCCTCTTTTGTGTTTCGCTCATCTTTTTCTCCTTTATCCGCCTCTGTGTGGGAGAGGCGGCGTAGTTGTTATGGTTTGGTGGCAGCGAAGCAGATTTGCCCATCGATCAGACCGTTGATGATCGCGTTGAATTCCCAGCAATAGACCTGTGCTTCGACGTACACGCGCAGGCCTTCGCGATAATCGTGTTTCTTGCGCTTGATGAATGCTTCGGCCGCTTCCTTGGTGAAGTGCGAATTGACGTGCTCCCAGCGCTCATCCCACCCCGATACGGTGTGATCGCGCAGTCCACTCAGAAGGTCCCACTGGTCATACTCGTCGAGCTCAAGGAAGCGGACTTCCCCGCTCTCCATGGCTATTTCGTCAAGACTCGCGCGCTGCTCTTCATCGCATTCATCCCAGTATTCTTTCGGGCTGAAATACATACTGTCTTCGATGGCGACAGCCAGCTTGCTTGCATAATCGCGGTCGATTCCGAAGATGATCTTTCGCGCCTGTACGGTGAACAGTGCATCAGCCGTGTGGTGCAAACTGACACCCTCGCCGCGCACGTGATGACGTAGGCGTTTCACGAAGTCATCGAAGGTTTCCTCGCTCAGTTCGCTGCCGGTGGCGATGCTCTCATTCATGGCCCGGCTCCTTCGCTGCACTCACCGATACAAGTTCAGCACCTAACAGTATTGTCCTGTCGTAGCCAGGGCCTCCACTACCTCCACGAAGAAGCAATGCTTCCAGTTCTGGAACTTCGAGAAGCAAGGTTTCAAAGTCGTCGGTTTCCATCCCGTTGTATATGTCTTGCGTTTTACGCTTTAGAATGAATCGAATCACGATGGCTCCTTCTCTGCACTCATGGATGCAATAGCGGCGCGCCAAACCTCCCAAACCCCTTGGGTATAGCCCGAAAGATAGCTCCCAGCCGAATGCATGGCCACGCCGAACCCATGATCTGCCGCCCACGTTTCAAACTTTGCTCGCTCGCTCGGCTCTGCCGGTACTGCTTCTTGCTGGGGCTGGGATGGGGCGGAGCCAGGAGCTGCTGGCAGTGGCATCCAGTGCGTAATCCCAACATCCTCGGCCGACTCGTACTCGGCATCTGTTTCCGGCCAGTCCAAAAACTCTGGACCACGGCATGCCATGACCACTTCACCTGTGCTGATGACCGCCAGAACTGAGGTGTACAAAGCCGGCTGCCGATCTTGCACGCTGATCCATTGCGGCACAGCCGCTCGCTGTCCGTATGCGCGGAGAGCGGCGCGAAGGTCGGCGATTTCTTGGTCCATATATTGCTCACGAAGTGTAATAGCGACGGGTCTAATATTTTGAGCACGCTCCTGCCACGTCTTTACAACTGGCAGTTCCACCTCTCCAGTTGGCGCGCTGTGTTGGGTGTAGATGGCGGCTTGCCATGCTTGGTACATGAGCTGAAGCGGTGCGCGATGGTATTCGCCGCTGTGCTCCGATCGTGTCAGGCCGGAGTCATTGAAGACGCCAGTGGTCAAAACCCACGCCTCGAATTGTTCGCGCTGCTTATTCATGGTTCACCCTTTCAGATGCAATTGCACTCATCTCAAAAGCACGCGCTTCTGCCAATTGGCGCGCACGCTCAGCCTGGTACAGCTTAGCCTCCAGCAACGCGCGTTCAGCAGCTGCCAGTGCTTTCTCCGTCTTTTGCGTAGAGCGGAACACGATACGGCATGCTTCTTTAAAGCCATGGCCCTGCAGTTCAGCAGCAAAGATATCGAGTTGCTGGATACGTTTGCCCATACGGCATGCTTTGCAGTAGCTACCGTCTTCCATGCTGATGCCGCTGTCGTTGCACTTATCGCAGGCATGCAGGTTTTCGTCGAAGCCAGGCGCTACAAATTCCTGGTCTTGATCTTGATCACACATTGTTATTCTCCTTGTTGCGATTTTTCCACCATTCTGACTTCTGGACAGCGGAAACGCTGAGTCCTGCGTACTTAGCGATCATCTCCATTGTTGCTTTTGGATTCTTGGCAAGATACTGCTTGCCCTTCTCGCTTGCTTTACTTGGCTTGCCAGCCATGATTTCCTCCGTTGGTTAGTATGAGTAAATCATACAATGATGCGCGGAAGTTTGCAAGCAAAAAAGCCGACCTGTTGTAGATCGGCTTAAACTATTACTTAGGCCAGGCCCTAGGCTTCAGCTCTGCTTTTTGCGCTGCCAACTCGCTGATAGTCGCTGCGCATTGCTCGATCTGGCCAATCGTATGCCGAGCATCTTTTAGCAAGCCAGAGATATCTTGCGGCACTCCTTCTTCTGGCTGCATCCAGCGCAAGACTTGTGATCCGAATGCAGAAAGCTGGCCTGTGAGTACGGATAGTCGCTTGAGTTCATCTTCATGCGCGGCCCGAATTGTGCTGTATTTCCCTCGGGCCATCAGAAGATCATCTGGGATGTTTTGCAAGTCCATGGCTAGAAGGGCAAATCGACAAGGTCATCATCTGCAAAACCAGTTGCAGGCATACCTGCAGGCTGGCTTCGGCCGCCGCTAGTCTTCTTCTTCAACGGTTTGTCCGCCAGCAAAGCAACCACCTTCGCCAACTGCTCAGGCTTCGTTTTACGCGCCAGGATTTCAGACGCCATGAGTTCAGTGCCGAACTGGAACACGGCGAAGAAGCCAATACGCCATGCGTACTCACCAGTTGGGTAGCCATCCTTCATCTTCTCGTACTCTTCCGAGCGCAGCAGAAGGCCAATAGGCCTGTTCATCAGTTCCACGAAGCACTCTGCTTGCTGCACGGTTTCTGCGCCAGCGTCGGTGTCCCATTTCTTCACTTGAGCCAGCTTTGGCTCCATGTTACGTACCTGCAGGCAAGCCATGATTGCGTTGACTTGGTTCATTCCTGGCAGAGGTTCATTATTGGATTTCATAGTCCAGATATCGAAGCGAGTCTCACGACCGTCTTGCTCTTTGAACGTAAAACCGATGCCATGGGTACCTTTACTAGCGCTTACCAGCTTCTCGGCACGAATGAACGTGCCTTGATATTTGCCTGTCTCGGTGATGTATGCGCCGATATTGTCTGCTTTGGTTGCTGCGGTAGGATCGAGAGAGTACATGGTTTTCCTTGGTTAAGTTAGAGGCCGTAGTAGGCGACGATTTGTTCGTCCACTTTGGCAAGGTCGTTCTCGACATGCTCTGAATCGAACAGGCCGAGAGGCGATTTGGTAGTGTCATTTCCGCTGTTTTGCGTAGCGAAAATGTACTGGTCATTGATGCGAAGGGTGCGCAAGACGATGGTCACCAAACCCTCAAGAACGATTTTCTCGTCCAGCAGCTTGCCAATGGTCTTGATCTTGGTCTTGCCCAGGTCATCCGTAGCTGTGTGGCTTAGGATGTAGACTCGCTTATTGTCAGGCAGGGCCGATGCTTGAGTGAAAATGTCCCAGGCGTGGCGTGCAATCTCGTTGTATTTAGCAAAAGCTTGGTTACCGACTTCCTGATCCGTGACACGGCGCATAAATTCATTAGCCATCACGTATTGGAAGTCATCAATGATGATGATCGGCTTACTGGTACGGCGCATTGCTTCAACGATCTTTGCGCTGTTGTCAGTGACGAGAATCGAGCCAGTAGGATTTTCTTTGGTCGCTGGCTTCCAGTCCTTGGATTTGAATGGAAGTGGCTTTTTGACTGCCTGCAGAAGCAATACGTCTTCAGGATTGAAGTTACGCAGGCTGGTGGACTTGCCCGTACCGGACTCGCCCATTATGAGGGTCGTGATTGACATGGTTTTCCTTGGTTGTAAAACTGGTTTTGCTTGGTTTGAACTGCTATGTTAGAACTCGATTTCACCTGCGTCAAGCATTCGTTGATGCTCTTCTTTCTGCTCTTCCGTCAATTCCATCCTCCAACTACCGAATGGGATTTTTTCTCCTGTTACTGGGTGGTGTGTGTAGAGAGCACGCTCGGCGGCTTGCTCTTTGGTTAGGATCTGGATCATTTTATCCTCGCTTCTAGCATTGCACGATAAATGCCGCCAACAACGTTAAAGTCATAGCCATCACCATCAGGTAATCTTTCACCACCCATTAATTCTTCATAAGCAAAAATCCCAGCTTTGCACATTGTGGGGGTTGGATTACTAATTGCAATCGCCGCATCCAACACACGCATCCACGTTTGGCGACTCACGATGATTCCGTCTGCCAGGTCTTTCTTTACTTGCTCTAACTCTTGTAAATTCATTTCAATTCTCCAGTGTATAAGGCAAGACAAGTAGGTTGATCCCCCACTTTCCAGCCATGTAGGACTAAGACTACTTGCCTACACTACTGCTGCCATAAGCTAACGTTCCTTCTTCCAGGCG